GTGATAGAACTGTCAGCAATTTTTGCCCCTGGCACGCTCCCATCGGCCAGGTTGAGCTTGGCATAGACAATCGTGGTATCGGCAATCTTTGCATTGGTAACTGCTAAATCTGCCAGGGCTGCATTGTTAACCGATCCCGCTGCGAATTTTGCACTAGTAATGCCTGAGTTTGCGAGTGCGAGCGTGCCTACGGCTCCATTTGCCAGTCTTGATCCTTCAATAGTGGAGGCAGCAATATCACTATTAACGATGGTGCCGTCAGCAATCTTTGCTGAGGTGACAGTACTGTCCGCGATCTTGACTGTCGTAATGCTGCCATCAGCCATAGCAGCAGTGCCTAGCCCTCCTGCGCTGATCTTGGCAGTTGTAATGGCAGCGTCAGCTATCTTTATAGTGGTAACTGCGTTGTCTGCAATGCCAGCAGTGGGCATGACCACCTGCTGATAACTGCCATTTGAAAAAATTTGCAAGTTTCCATTGGTGGTGCCATACCAGCCGCGCCCCGTAAAATTATCGACAGTCGGCGCCGTAGACTGAGCCGCGATTGAGCTATTTGCCCCTAGCTTGTTCGCGGTGATAGCCGCCGCGCCAATTGCCGGCGTGCCAATTTTTACAACACTATTTTGGTTAAGCTTTGAAAGGTCAATATTGCCGCTTGCAGTGAGGGCTATGCCGTTCTGGAGAAACTGCGTGGCGCGGATTTTTTTTGTTTCGCTCGCGCTAACGTCAACAATGGCCAATAAGTCGCTAGCGCTTAAAGAAGATCCTGGAAGTTCGTTAAGCTGCGAAATAGTTTGATCGGCCATGTTAAAGCGCCCTCAATAGGGGGATTCTAGCCAAAAACTGTTTAATCATCTATTTCTTTTAACAACGCCGCCAGTTCATACTCTTGCGTCAAAATGCGCCCTTGGTCTTCTTGCAGTACATAGCCAGGTGCTCTGCCAACTAGGAGCTTAATTTCGCCCGTGGCCAGAAAGTCGATGGAGCAGGAAATGATATTGTCGCTCTGCACCTCCACGCCAGCTCTTGTCACTACAGCCTCAAACTGATAGTACACGTCCAGATCACTTCCATAGGCATTTTGATCCGTGATAAAAAGCTCTGCCGCAAAAGCAGCTCCTATTTCCACCCTTTGAATGAGCTGCAACAAAAGCAACGAGCTTTCTCTTCGCACTGTTGTGTAAGGGTTGAACAGCGCATCAATACTGCCGCTGCCACTAATCAACCCCGCACTGTATTGCTGCTTAAATTTGTCACTTAAGGAAGTCGTCTCAATAGCTTCCCTTTCTGTTTGAAAAGTAAAACTTTTTACACTGCCTAAAGTGTTGTAGTCAAAATCTTGCACTTCAATGGAGATGGCAAGTGGGCTGCCGCCGAACTGAGCCAAGGGCAATTCGTTGTCTCGGTTATTGTTAATAGAGTCTTCAAAAGTGCGAAAAAATCGCAGCCCTCCGTACAGATTGACGTTGACATAGGCGCTGATAGAGTCTTGGACGCCGCTGGCGCTTGTCCAAGTGGAAGCAGGAAAGCAAACCAAGCCGCGAGAATCGTCGGTGGCAATTGTCAGGCGGTCGCCTGTAAGCACGTTTTCCAAGGAGCCGTTAAAGCCAAGCCTGTTAAGGATCGTGTTGACATCATCAGGCGAAATGGCGCTAGCAAATGCAACTGTTTGCGTGTTGCGGCGCAGGCGCACTGTTCCCGTGTGACCAGCAAAGAAGGTCATTGCTTATTAAACAATGGTCTCGACGAAATCGCCGTCCATCGTGAACTGAATGGGCACCGTTGAAAGCTCGCCTGTCGAAACAGCAATGCCAACGGAAGTAATGTAAGCCCAAAATTTAATATCGTCGCTAGCGCCGCCTCCAGCATTAAGCTCAATGAACACTCGGTCGGACTCCGTGACAACCCCTCGCTTGTGAATACTATTGGCTAGTAGTGTATTAAATCCATACAAAGTGTTAGCCTCTGCCCCTTCCAGGCGATAGTAAATGAGCGTGGCACTGCCAGTCGCTCCCTTTACTCCCGGAGTAAATGTATTAACACCGCTGTCAATAGAGTTGGTAGAAACCAGCTCCAGGGTGGTATCCAGCGACCAATCGCGAATTTTCGCTACTTGACGAATATTGGTCGGAGCGGACAACGAACTAGAAGGCGCCGTGCTATCAGTGGTGCCAAACGACAGGCTTCCAGAGCGGCCAGTATAGAAAGCCATGGAAAATCAATAAGTTTGTTGCTTGTATTCTAAAAGCATTTTATTCAGGACGGCCATCAATTGTAAACAGTCCAGCCACTCTTGCCGCCAATCCTTTGCTGATTAGAGAAAGTCCGTTTTCATCCACGGCGTGTTCAACGGCTCGCACGGTCACCTCGCCTTCCTCATCCATCGCAACTTCTGTCACCTTGAACACTCTCTTATTTTTAATTTTAGTACCAAGCACAAATATATATCCTTCGTAAGCGGCAAGCGCAGATGCAGTATTGTTGGAAACGCTGACGCTATTAAATGCAATAGTGCCCGACGTGGTGGCGTTGGGATTGTAAAGAAGAAACTGGTACGAGCCATTGGCGATGGATCCAGCTAGGGGCAGGTCCAAAGCGCCTCTAGGGCCAATGCTGCCAGTCTGGATGCCATTCCACTGGTTCTGCGCCAGCTCCACATAGATGTAGCTTCCTGGCGCCACAAAGCTGTCCGTGGGAAACGTTTTGAATTCAAGGGCGCGGCGAGAATGACGCTTGGTCTGGCAAAGAAACTTGCCCACGAGGATTGCCTGCTCTCTGCGAGTGACAAACGATGAAAGGTCGATGGTTTCACGAATGGCAAGATCTGCATTGGTATCGCTCAAATGCACATCTACACTGTTGTTTTTCGGGAATACGCCATCTCTTTCATTTTGTCTGAAAATGATAGTGGCAACAATATCTTCGGTGCCGCTTCCATAGTCAAGAAATTCTTCTTTGTAGCTGTCCTCAAGAATGTTGCCTTGATTGAACAATGCACTAATTGGCACCTGCCTGGAAATCGCGCCAGTGTTTGCATCGTAGGGCACTGCAGGCAAAAGCGTCTCCCTTCCATCGCGCTTGGCAAGTTCAAGCAGGCTAAAAGTAGAATGCACCGACCAAAACTCTCGCCATGAAGACGGCTCAGCAATCACTCCGTCCATGAACAATCCATTCACCTCACAAAATTTCTTACTTCTGGATAGCTGCTCAAGATCAACTGAGAACAAATCGCCAGCATATTTCCCGATGCCATCGTTGTAGTCAAGGACTGTGTCAACAAAAATGTCGGGAGCGGTATTTGCAAAGCCATTGGGGACAGGTGAAAGATATTCAAAATTGGGCCGCCCCCACGAAACACCATTGATAGTCCCAGAAGTTCGTAATAGTCTTGATCGGCGCCCTTGCGTTACAAACATGCTCAAGGAACGCAAATCTTGCACATTCTTGCCGGAATACAAATTAAAGCCAACAAGCGATGCATCTTGGTATAAGCCGGGAAAGTTGTTAAATTGCTCAACAATTTGCTCGCTGACAGCCCCGAGCGTAAATTCTGGCCCATTGTCAAAAGAAAACTGATACTGAGTGTCCGCAGTATTATTAAATAAGTCCCATTCGTTTGTTTGGACGGGGGAATTGTTCAATGGAGGTAAAAAATTGGTACTGTTGACAATGCTTCCCGTAAAAGAAAGAGTTCGGCCTTGCCCTAGCGAAATAGTCGAGGCATTTCCACTGTTCTCTACATAGAAAAAACGATATGCATTGCCTTCATTTAACAAGCTTTGCTTGAATTCAGCAATTGTATCTTGAACGGCTTCTATTTCAAAGTGCCAATTAAATGAGTTGCTAAGTCCAGACTGCCCAGAATTAAAGCGCAAGTAAACAAAATTGTCATTGTCAGCAGCGCGTCTTACAACAAAAATGCCCTTGACATAGGAAAACCCTGCATCGGTGGATCTTTTGTACTTAACCAAAAACATGGCAGTTCTTAGCTTAATACCATTGTCGCTAATCGGATAGCCAGCTACGCGATTACTACCATAAACCTCTTGACGCCCGCTAATCCGCCTAAAAGACCTAGCCTTGATCGCCAAGTCAACAATATGACAAGGAGAAATTGTTTCGTAACTTGCTTTCTCAACCTTTGAAAGCACCTTGGTAAAGAAAACATTGTCCGATCTATTTCCTAGCGCAATATCTTCTTCGTAAGTAATAAAGTCGCGAAGGGCTTGCTTTTCGCCCTCAGTTAAATTTCTTTGAAATACAAGTCGGGTGCCGGTAGAGTAAAATGCTCCGCCACGCATATAACTGAGGGTCCTAAATTGCTGATAAACGAAAATATTGCCGGCGTTTAAGAGTGCTTGGGCGGTAGAAATGTCCCTGCGCTGATCTGCATTGAGAAGGCTGTTGGCTGTATTTTTTAATGACACATATGTTGGATCGCTCTCCGCTATTTGTTTTGCATCTTGCTTTGCATTGGAAATATTGTAAGCCACGCTTGGTGCAAGTCCTTGTTCGATGCAACGTAATGTAACAATTACATCGCCCTCCTCCGTGGATCCCCTGTTGGCACGAAGTACGCTAAATTTAGCCGAACCAAGTTTGAAGATGGCGGCGTTGTCAAATGCAGATGACAATGCTCGTCTTTGGTCGGCGGCCTCCAGCTCAACTGTTGACAATCCCTCCTTGTTAGTGGCGCTAAGAGTAACAGTGAGAATGGACCCAACAGGAACGGAGCGCAAAGTGCTAGACGGAAGATTGGACCCCCATAAAGCCGCACGATTTGGACTTGTAATGGCGGCTTGAATGCCACTGGAAACAGACTCTTCCGCACCAGCCTCATTGCGAATAATTACATCGGCATTGATTGGCACGGGAGAATATAGGCCAAATTGATTAGATGTGGCAGGCGAAAGAGCATGGCTAAATCCGTCGCCAGCGGAAGTAGATGACGATGGTGAAATACGGTAGAGGTTGCGACTGCCGACGCCAGCAGCGGCAGGATCACTTTCGCCATTGCCTCCATATATCAAATCATTTCCGCGAATAATGCCAGTATTGTTAGGGCGAAAATACAACCAATAGTTTTGTGCAATTAAATTGCGGATGGGAGTTTGTCCAAAAGCAGTGCGATCGGCATCAATGGCCCCAATGCCACCAGCGCCAAGCAGCAAAAGCATTTGAACATACTGACTACTGCCAAAGCTTTTAACTGAAGACCATAGCAGTGAGGTGGCCACCCTCACGCCACCGTTTGCGTTGGCAGCAGTATTGGTGTAAATAAGGTTGACGGGATCTCCGTATTTCGCTAAATTTTGGACGGTATTAAAGCCAAAGCGAGGGGCAAAAATATCATCGCGAGTTTGCTGACGCTGACCTTGGGGCGTAATTGAAGGAACTTGCGGCTTGGGCGTCAAAAGCGCCGATGCCACTTGAGCTAGTATGCCAACAACGGCCAAGACAATTGCGACAATATCCCAATTTCTAACATCTAAAACAGTGCCCGCTTTGATGTCGGTGTATTCTTGCTGCAAAAGAACAAACTCTAAGTATTGTTCTTTTGTGATGCCAAGCGTCTCAACTAGCTGATGTTCATACGGCAGAAGCTTGCGAAGATTATTGCTCATCAATCTGCCCAGTAGTATTTGCCTTTTGCCACTTTAGCGAAAGGCAGGGATATTACCTTCTTTCCAGGGCCTAGCAAAAGACAGTTTTGGCTGTCAGTGATTACGGCCATAGCCAAAGAGCCATTGGGCGATGGAAGATAAAATACCGCTCCCGGTCGTGGCTCTACGATTTGCCTTGCGTTTTTCCATAGCCATTTAACTATTTGCTTGTTGCTAATTTCTTCGGGCTGGCACTGCTCGTACACCCAACCAAACTCTTCCATGAAATCGTGCAGTCCTAAACGTTTTCGCACTTCCATGCAAAGCGCAAAACAGTCAGTAAAGCCACTTCCATCCTCTGGCCTTCTTGCCCATTGATGCTGAAGACCAATAAGATCGTTGAAAGAGGACGATGGAGAGGGTGTCATTGCAAGAAAAGATCGGCGTTAAGGGGAAGAATGCCCACTAAGTTGCGGGACAAGGAACGAGCAGGAAAGTTGGCCCCTACACTGTCCATTGCGCTCCTAAATCTAAGCTCAATCGTAGTCTCGGAGAAAGCAGCACCAATGCCAATGAAGCGCTCCGCATAGCTTTTAATGACGCCATTGTTGACATTTAACCATGCCGTTGTAAGCGTGAGACGGCTAAGTCTATTGCCATTGCCTTGTTCGACAAGGCGAATGGCCACTTCTACGTTTGGAAACAGCACTTGCACCAGTGCGTTGTCTCCGTTTAGATTGGAGGTGGTGCCTTCTGCGCGGAACGGGGCAAAGGCATATTGTTCTCCGTTCCACCTTACTTGCTCATTGACAAAATAGTTTTGGTAGCGATGGATGATCGAGCCGGGTTCGCGACCAACGACAATGGTATCAGTGGTGCTTAAATTTGCAAGGCTTTTGGCAGCGGCAGCATTGGTGAATGCTACAAGCTCAAAATATTGAACAATGCGAATATTGCTCATCTCTACACCAAGTCTGCAATGAGCTTAACACCTACATTGCTAATGCTTCGATACACAGCCTCGATAGAAGGAGCTTCTGCATAAAACCAAAGCGTTCGAGACGGTGCCTTGATGAGATTGATAGTGGTTGCACTTAAACCTGCGAACACTGCATCGGGTATAGTAAAGCCAATCGTTTGCCCTTGTTGCGTGTTGTAATGGTTGATCACTGCCTGCACAGTCGCCTCCGGCACGTTTTCATAATCAAGCTCGAGACTGAAACCGAAGGGGCGATTGCCAAAGCTGCGGCGAACAGTCTTCCCTGACAATGCACGGTAAATCTTCGTGGGATACTCCCCCATGGTCAGGCGTCTGTTTGTTGGCTTAAGCGATGGGAAAATGGCCATGATTAACGAAGACCAACGCGACGACGAGAAGAAGGAGAATTAGCAAGCTTGTCAAGAGCAATTGTTGCTCCGCGAGTGGCGCCTTCTCTCACCGATATTCTACGAGTTTCCGCCATGGCGGCTTCCAACTGAGCCCTGTCAACGTATTCCACGCCATTGATGGTAGTAGTTTGGAAGCTCATGGAAAGCATTGGCGATGCTCCAGCTCCTGCCATGTCGCTGCCCATTTTGTCGCGAATGCTTTCGCCTTGCATTTGCACGGGAATAGAGCGGCCATCAGGCAAGGGAACGATTGCTTCGTTATATTTGCCTTCGCCCACAAGACCGAGAGTGGGACCCGTGACAATGCCACCATTTGCAAATCCAAACATGGAGA